GAGACAATCATCGACCCACTTCGTGACGGTGATAGAGAGGACAACCTTTGGAATACATTCAATGTTGTTCAAGAGAAGTTAATCCGTGGTGGATTCATCAAACAACAAGGACGTAACGTCCGTTCGGTGAAAGGTATCCAATCCTTGACTATGGACAATATGATTAACACTAAACTTTGGGAACTTGCTGAAACCTACTGCTAATGGATAACTTGTTTAAGCTGATTAACGAAAAACACTATGTCGGTTATTATCTCCCCTACAATTCGGTAGGGGAGGTTGCTGATAGTATCCTTGAAGAACCATTTGGTTTGAAAAACAACTATCACGCAAAACAGTCATTTGACGGTAAACACTATGTTTACACTTTTGATAAATCTGTTAATGGTGATAAAGAGGAATTTGAAAAGAACTATGGTAATCCGCTTTGCGAGGTAACCGTTCATAGAAGTACTCTTGTCGTTGAGGAGAATGAGGATAAAATTTGCTTAAAAGTTTTTTATTGTGGTAAACACAGAAAGGTTGGTGAGGTATTTTTTCGTAAAAGTACTAAACTGTCCTACATTACGTTTAATAAGAAGACCAATATCTTTACAGTTGGTAGAAACACTGAATATCATAAAAAAAGAGGTAAAGGAAAGAGTAGTGTCGTTAGAAGAAACTCATTTCCAATATCATTAACTACTGACGGTTATTATTCATTTATGAACGGGTTGGATGACCCTAAAACCTACGGTTTGGAAGTTATCAACGGGATTAATACATTTTTATCTAAAATCGGGGCTGAGACAATTAGTGAGTATAAAAAGTTACCGATGTCTTTATTTGGGTGTTTGTTAGACAAACAAGGTGTCAAAAAACCTGACAATTGGAGAGGATATTATGAGATATACCCAAAACCAACTAAAAAGGATTATAAGAAAAATGGGTTTAAGATGGTTGACACTTATATGAAATTACACGATATAAGTTCAGAAAAGATTAAAAAAGTATTACATAAAATCCAAACCCCTTGTTTTAAAAGTATTAAAAATTTGATTAGTATCTTTGGTAAAGATTTTATTTTACAAAGACCTGAGGAAGAATTAGGTATTATTTTTAATACGACAGGTGATGAAACACCATTTCAACCTATAGACCATCATTTTGAAAATTTCGGTAAAAGGGATATGAGTAATTGTTATCAGATTTACTTATTAACTAAAACTGACCCTAATTTATCCGTACACACTTTTAACGACCACGTAAGATTTTTTGATGTTTTATCAAGATATGAGCCGGTTAAATGGATGTCTAAAACTTTGAAAGAATTTAATGCGGAACACACTATTTGGTCAGACAAAGTTGGATTTTATACTACAGGAAGATATTCAAGACAATACTCCAATGAATTTGTGGAACGAGTATCAAAACCAATCATAACAAGTGATAGAACTGTATTTAACCTTCTTGTGTTACAAAGTAGTGAAGAATATATTAATGAGTCAGTACATCAGTCTAATTGTGTTAGAACTTATCAAAATAGACCTTCATCATTGATTATATCACTTCGTAAGGAAGATGGTGAGAGGGCATCAATTGAATATAGACCTTCAATCAGTAAGTTTGGTATGAATGATAATCAACCAGTCCATTTTAAACAAGTTCAGGCACTTGGAAGATTTAATGGTTTATTAGACGACACTTGGGATGATGCGATTTCTATATTGGATAATAGATTAAAAAGTATCTCTAATGAAGTGTGGGGTAACCCTGTTGCTGAGTTTGTTACTGGTGGAGGAAGAAAAGAATATAATTTTATTTTTGATGATAATGGTACACTTAATTGGGAGCATTTGACAAATTCAATTGACATTGGTGACGACTTACCTTACATTGATTTGGAATGGTAATAGATTTAAGTTTTAAATATGAATACATAGTTGATAAGAAATTATCAAGAGTCCAAGTAATGGATTCTAATTTAACTCCTGAATATATCACAAAGAACTCAAAGGAGTTTGAGATTTTATTTAAAAACTCAAAATATAGTAACGGTAAGGAGGTTATTTACGACCAAATTATCAAGTTAAAAAGTGGGTTGATTCTCTATTTATGTAGAGAGAGTAACACTACAAATTTTTTACTTAATGTGTACTATACTCCTGAATTAACAAATGAAATAAACTTATTTTTATCGGCAATTAAATTATGGAAAGAATAACCGCCCAAGAGATTCAAAGAAGAATTGAAAATAAAGAATCTTTTTTACTTAAATTATCAGCTAGCTGGTGTGGACCCTGCAAAGTATTAACTGAAGAGATTAGTAAAGTTAACACCAATGTACCAATTTATGACTATGATGTTGAAACTGATGCTAATTTCTCAAGACAATTAGGTGTTAGAAGTGTGCCTGTTTTAAAATTTTACAAAGAAGGTACCGATTCATTTACTAGCGTCGGTCTTAAACAAGGACACGAGATAAGCTCAATGATTAACCAACATATTGTACTATGATAAAGAAGAAACCACTCAAACTCTTAATTGTTTACACTATGGAGGGATGTCCTTGGTGTGATAAATTCAAAGACCTACTTAAAAGAAGTAGAGTTAAATATAAAGAAAGAGACATTGACAAGTACAATGAAGAGTATCAAATGTTTAAAGAGGCAACTCAAAATGAATTTGTTCCTGCATTTATGATACTTGATGTTGAAACTGAGAAGGCGGAATTTTTTGCACCTGACAGAGATTATCAAGATTTAGATGAAGCTTTAATGATTGTGAAAGGAAAAATGTAGTATATTTGTACTATGAAAGAATTGATTTTTAAAAAGAAAGGGGTGGTTCACACCCCTTTGACATACTGGCAAATTGATAAACAAAATACAATTGCTATTTATCAGGGTGGTAGAGGAGCTCGTCCCGATTTAGATTTTATTGTAAAACATAAAGAAGAAGGTAAACGATTACGAACTCCATCACATACCCATTGGATTGTTGATTTGATTGCTAAGGCTCAATACGACAAAGGTAGAGTAAAATCATATGTTGAAGATATGATTAAACTTTATGATGAATGTGAACCTTTCAAAACCGAAGAAGAAAGGAACTCATATAAGTTACAATGCCCCACAAAAATGTGGTTTGACCATATTATGTTAGAAGATAGAGGATATTATCCGTTACAGGTTTTAACTACATTCATTGAGTTATTCTCCAAGTGTGAAAAACAAACACCTGGAGCGTTTATGTTCAGAAACTTATTAGTTTTAGTTAAAGAATACTGTGAAGGTAAGAAAGACTTTTATCAGATTGTGGGGTATTCTAAACGAGTTTAAATTACGTTTAGACATATCCTTTCTTCGTTAATTAACACATCAGTTGGACCGTCATAATTATCTTTTAAAATTGATAATAGTTTTTCAGATGAATAATAACTATCAGACTTAATTGAGGTAATCTCAAAATCTGTTTTTGTTAGATTACAGGACAATTCAACCCAACTGAATTTAAAATATGGTTGAGACTTACAAGATATTTCTTTTAGATGGTTATAAGTTTGTCTAAGATAATTTTCAGAATAACCGTATGGGAATTTAGATGATACGGATATACTTAATTCGGAATTGATAGGTAAATCTTCATTAGTTGAATATGATACCACGGTTTCATTAAAGACCGTATCATCACAATTGTAATGAACCACATCGATACTTTGAATGTTACTAATTTGAGGATATTTTTCTTTATTTAAGTCAATAAAATCTGACGTTATTTTTGAAAACTCAATGACGTTAGAGTTTTCTGTAAAACCTTTCACAACTAAAAAACTCTCAACATCTGTGACAGATAATTTTGTTTTGTATTTGTTATTTTCACTAATTAATCCACATAAAAAATCCGCAAAATCATTAACAAAGTTCTGACGGATAGAGTATTCTATTTTTTCCATATTAAAATTTATATGAAAAAAAATTATGGTTAAATAGTAAATTATCTTTTATTGTATTTGAAATATTCTTTTCTGTCGTGAATGACGATTGAAGACGCGAAAATTAAAAATACTGAGATTAAAATTGTGTATATCATACCTAATATATAGGTGATGAATACGTAAATGACGTTAAGGTAAAGTTATTAAATTATTAAAAGTAATCACCTATATACCCATTAATACATTCGGTTATTTCACGGTTGTCAGGGTAGTCATCTAAACGAGGTACGTTCATATCGTTTCGTAACCCACTACTTATTGCTGCTCCCATTAAATTAGCGTAACTGCCGTGATAATCAATAACATCGTCACTCCAATTACTCTCTTTGTATTCGTAAATCCAGTCTTTAACTAAATTATATACACAATTGGTTACAGGATATCTTCTAGCGTATAGGGTTCTCGGCTCTGATTTCCCAGTTTTATTATTATAAACATTTTTCTTAAAACTATATTCTTCAAACGTCGTATTATCAATTACTTCACCTGTTAGTTTTGACATAATATCGTTATACCAAGAGTCGGTTAGAGTAGTACTATAACAACTTGAGTAAACACTATATAAATCATTTCTAATCTCGTCTAATATTTGATTGATTAGGTACTGCATAGTCTCCTCATCTTCTAAAATACGAGTAATTACTTCATCTGTTAATTCAACATCATCTCTACCTTGTTCATTGGAAATGGTTTCAAGCTCATTCGTATAGGAACCAATCGTTCCCGTTTTTTTTAATTCCTCACGAATTCTATCATCTACTAACTTTTTGTTCTTAGGTGTTAGTTCATTATAGATGTCTCTATATTCATCGTCCGTCACATCCCAAGAGTCAATATCGTAAGACCCCTCAATTAACTCCGCAATAGTGCTCTGACTGATGTCCCCTCTACCTGTATTGAAAAAACCGGCAAGTTCTTCACCAGTGGTATCAAAATAGTAAGTATCACCAACTTTTAAAATATCGGATAAAGAATTAACCACTGTCCAAACATAAGAAGGGTCAGATTCAACTTTTTTATAAAGAAGATAATTTTCATAATCTCCCCAAATACTATTTAATGGGTCTAAATAACCAATTAAATTTTGTTTTTCTAATAAATCTATAAATTTAGAAACGCTACCTAAAGCGTTTCCAATGTATGAAAAATTAATATCTCCCGATTGGAATTTATTTAAGATGTTTACTAATTTTTCTTGAGATTTTGTTAATGATGGTTTTTCCTCAGACTCTTTAAGTTTAGTCTTAAAGAAATTTAAAGACCTTTCAATGTTCTTTGACTTTTGTTTATCCTTTAAATCACGATGACCCCCAACTTCAATATCTTTAATTACATCAAAATCAATACAGTTAGTTCTTAAAGGAATCATATCTAATTCAGGGTGAGTGACATATTGAACTCCTTGTCTATCTGTTAACACAATTTTAGTTGGAAACCCAATTAAACCTGTATACCAGGATTTACACCAAAAATCATTATTGTCCTTAATTGAATTAATAAAAATTACGTCACCTTCTTTTAACTTCATAAATATAAATATTAAAAAAGGGGAAAAAAATTCCCCTTTTAAGATTGTTTAGTTAATCATCAAATATTTTGTAGATTGGTTATTTACCACAACCACATCCACCACCGTTGTTGTTACCACCACCGTTTTTCATTTTAGTATATTGTTTTTACGTTTATTACTTATAAATATTGTTACTGTTTGTTCTTGTAAAACTTCTCAATAGTTTTCTTAACAGCATTTTGTACACTTTCAGTTTGTTGTTGAACTTGAGCGGTTTTAGCTTGTTGTTCTTGTGTTTGTTTGTTTTTGCATCCGCATCCCATATAAAAAAAATTAATAAGTTTATTTAATAATAAATATTATGAGGTGGATAATAAAAAGGAAATAGTTATCTTTATAATAGTATTTATTTAATATGACGACAAGAAACATTATAAAAAACGTTTTGAAACAGTTGATTAATGAGTCTGAGGAGGACACAATTCATATTACTGGTGACAAATATAGACAATTATTAGAATTTGCGTCTTGGGACGGAAGAAGAATTAACAATGTAAAAGGATATAAAGGTAAGACCATCGTAGTTGATGGTGATGTTGATTTAGTTGGAACACCTTTAACTTATTTCGGTGATGTTACATTTACCGGTAGAGTAAGGGTTGAGAATAGTCAATTAAAATCAAAACAGGGTGCGACGTTTAGTAAGTACAGTTTCACATATTACAATACACCATATTATCAGTGGGTTTTAAAGCAAGAATTTTTAAAGAAAAAGGCGGAACAACAAGGTAAGAGAGAAGAAGGGATATTAGATACCGATACGTTGGATGAGACAGGATTGTGTGCGTTGGCGTTGTATGAATACCTAATCCAAACTGAATATGAGGAAAAAACACCTGAGGATTCGGAAAGATTAAAAGAGTTGCATGCCGAAAAAGAGAGAAGGGAAGAGGTGGAAAAAGAAACTGAGGATAATGAAAACTTAATGGATTTAGAGGCAGTTATCGAAGAAATTGATGAGATTGAAAAAAGAATTGATGTATATGACCTTCATTACGAAGGAAATCATTATTATTTAAAATCGTTTAAATTATTAACCAACGAAGGTGAAAGTAGAGAAACTTGGGCTGTAGGGGATGAGTATCAGACTAAAAGAAGCGCGTTTCAGTCTATTGAAGATTTAATTGATGATGTTGGTGTAGATGGTCTTAGTAAGTCATTTGTTGAAGATTATATTGATGAAGAAGAATTAAAAGATTATTTTAGAGACGGTGAGTATGATAATGTTAGAGAAAATGAAGAAGATTATTTTGATGAGGATGATTTTGAATATACTGACCCAAACGTCCAAGATAGGATTGATGAGATTGAAGTGAGATTAGAAGATTCTGAAATAGACCAAGAAGATGCAGATGAATTAAATGAAGAACTTGATGAGTTAAAAAATAGTAATAAATCAGTTCCTGAACATTTAATTGATGATAAAGTTGAAAGTTTACTTGACGATTTAGTTTCAGGTAATGCTTTAGAGGTTATTCAGAATTATGGGTTAACTCTTAGTAACTTTGTCAATATGCGTGATTTAATTGAAGGGATGATTAACTCGGATGGGTATGGTCACACTCTTAATAATTATGACGGTAGTGAAGATACTATTGAGTTTAATGATGAGACGTACTATATTTTCCAAATAGATGGTTGATATGGAAAAAACGACAAAAAGAAAATACAACAAAAAGAAACACTTTAAGTTGGATACAACTTGGTTAGTGGACGGTTCTCCTGATTTTGAATACCACTATTACAAATTAATGGATTTTATTAAATTTGCGGATAGTCAAATTGATAAGTTTGAACTATATCCTCTTTTTAGTGAGATGTCATTACACTTGGCCAACTTACAGTCAATTAGTTCCGAATCCAAATACATTACAGTTGACAAAAAATTCAGATGTGTCGATGATGAAATTCTGATTACGGAATTAAAGTTTAATTCATTACCTGATATGACGGATAATGAAATTAAAGAATTCGACAAAATACTTAAATTTTCAGGGCAAAAAGTGTTCGAATATTTCAATATTGTTAAAGCTCTTTGGACCATAACTTATGACTCAATATCAAGTAATCTAATCAACCGTGAAAAGTTTGACACAATTGAGAAAGGTTATTTTTTCTGTGATTATAAAGATGTTAAATATATTTGGAAATATTCAGTTAAAATCGGGGATACAGTTAAGTTTGATAATAAAATGGGGAGTGATTTAATTTATTCAGAACCAAATGAGAATGACATATTTGATATCCTAACTGAAATTGGTGAAAACGGTAATCTACCGGTATTTGAAATGTCATCAAAAAATGACCTACCACTTGAAAACACTTTGGTTCCTATATTCAAAAGAAAATTATTAACATATATTACACAAGCAAAAACAATTGTCATTTTGAAAAAAATGTAGTATATTTGTGTATGGGATTTACTAAAATGATAATAGGTAAAAATCAGATTCAAGAAATTGAAAACGATATTAACCGAATTAAAGTTTTTTTAAAATCAGATTGTTTAATTTTTGATTCAAAAGAATATACTGAAAAATTTAAAAAATATGAGGAAAAATATTACTCCCGAGGAACAGGCGTTAAATAAGTTAGCGAGACCAGTTCATATTAGTTACATCTGTGGTTATATTCTTAAAACCACTATGGAAGAGTGTCAAAAAACAATCAATGGATGGATTGAAAATGGATTAGTTGAAGAAAGTCAATACGGAGAAGAATATTATGTCAGAACAAAAAGAAATGGTTAACAACCCCGTTCATTATGGGGGTGCTTCAAATCCATATGAAGCGATTAAAGTGATAGATGCTTGGGACTTAGGGTTCTGTTTGGGTAATACTGTAAAGTATATCTCACGAGCGGGTAAAAAACACAAAGAAAAAGAGTTGGAGGATTTGAAGAAAGCCCTTTGGTATCTACAACATCACATTGAAACATTAGAAAAAAATGATTGAAAATTACATTAATAAAGTTATTACCGGAGATTGTATTGAGGTGATGAAAGAAATGCCTGAAGGATGGGTCGATTTAATTGTGACATCGCCTCCTTATGGTGTTAACATTGCCTACGATGTTCACGATGATGATATGGAGATTGGTGAGTATTTGGAATTCACTCGTAAATGGTTAACTGAAGCTTATAAAGTCCTAAAAGACGATGGACGTATTGCGTTAAACATTCCTTATGAGATTAACCGACAGTCTAAGGGTGGAAGAATTTTCTTTGTATCTGAGGTTTATCAGGTTATGAAGGAGATTGGGTTTAAGTTCTTTGGTGTTGTTGACTTGGAAGAAGATAGTCCCCATAGAAGTAAAACAACGGCTTGGGGAAGTTGGATGAGTCCATCGAGTCCATATATTTATAACCCAAAGGAATGTGTAATATTGGCTTATAAGAAAGTTCATATTAAGAAAGTTAAGGGTGAACCACAATGGAAGGGAGAACCAACAGTAACTGAAGAAGGTAAGAACAAGATGGTTTATCAGGATGAAGATAAAAAAGAGTTTATGGAGTTAGTATTTGGACAGTGGAAGTATTTTGCGGACACGAGGTCATTGACTAAAGCAACATTCTCAATGGATATCCCAAACAAGGCAATTAAGATTCTATCATATAAGAATGATGTTATTTTAGACCCATTCAATGGTAGTGGTACAAGTTGTGTAGCAGCAGAGATTAATGATAGACGATGGGTGGGAATTGAATTATCTGAAAATTACGCAAATATTGCAAGAGAAAGGATACAAGGTTTTGTTGACCAAAAGAAACAACAAAAATTAGAATTTGAAAACGGGGGTCAGTAACCTCCGTTTTTTTTTAATTACTTGTATATTTATAAATAAAAACATATGGAACAGATTATCATTGAATTACTAACTATACAAAATCAATTCAGAATTTTTCATTGGCAAACAAAGTCATTCTCAAGACATAGTGCATTTGGAGATGTTTATAGTGACCTTGATGGGTTAATTGATGGGTTTGTTGAAGTTTGTATGGGTAAGCATGGTAGACCTGACTTCACAGGAGGTGTAAGTCTTGTAGTTTCAGATATGAAAGAATTGGACCCAGTTAATTTCTCGGACGCTGTTATAGAATTTTTATTAGATTTGAATAATAAATATGACGAATTAAAAGACAGTGATTTGTTAAACATTCGTGATGAAATTATGGCTCTCATCAACAGATTGAAGTATTTGTTGACTTTAAAATAATCCGACTTAACTTCTTATTATGAAAGATGTTGCAGGTGTGTTAGTGAAACACCGTGATAAGTGTTTGCTTTGCAAAAGAGCTCCGGGTGAGCATTTGGAAGGATATTGGTCAATACCCTGTGGAGGGGTTAATCCTAAAGAAGATTTAAAAAATGCTGCGGTACGAGAATTCAGGGAAGAAACAAATCTTGTTTTAAATCCCCAAGAAGTTTCTTATGTTACATCAATTCTTAATTCGAATAAAAAAAAGGTAATAACATCTATATTACACGTATTCTATACAAGGGCTTCAACTATGAAAATGCCTAATTTAGAAAAGGCTAAAGACGGGTTTGAACATACCGAATGTCGTTATTTTGGGTTAAGTGAGGTGGATAATTTAAAAATTACACCAAAATTGAAAGAAATTATTAAAAAAGCCTTGGCAAATTAAAAAAAAAGTATTAGATTTGTATCACTTTTGAAATATGAACGATATTTATATTTCACAAGAAAAAAACTCTAAAAAAGTTTGACAGTTTGAAAAAAATGTCGTAAGTTTGTAAAAGATTTGAGATGGACAACGATTCAGATACAAGTCTCAAAAAAATAAAACAAATTACTTGACAAGAAAGAAAAAATGTCGTAACTTTGTAAAACAAATCTCAAATGTGAGATTCTAAATGGGGAAACGTTCTTTGAAAATACCTAAATACCCCCTTTGAAGTATATAGGTAATATTAATTATCCGTTCAGTAGTTGATTATGAGACCTTCGGGTTGATTATGAGACATTTAATCTGATAAACGATAATGGGCCGTGTATGGTCCTTAAATAAACTACGAAAGTAGGATAAA